CGCGGCACGTTCCTGCTGGGTGACCTGCCTGGCCAACTCAGGCGACAACTCGGTTCCCCGGGCGAGGTCTTCCTTCGCCGCTTCGCCCAACATCTGGCGAACCTCATATCCGGTCGGGTCGGCAGCCTTCAGTTCCTCGCTGCGTTGCTGGACAAAATCTTTCCCGTACTTCTGCTGCACCTCCAGCATCGTCTTGGCCATGAAATCGGCTGCCTCACCGGCGAATTCCATGTCCTCCCGGGTGGCGTCCGCATCCGAATATCCGCTGAAATCGTAGGTCACATCCCGAAGTATCGGCTTGTCATCCTACCCCAGCTTCTTGTTGCCTTCCGCGTCAAACGTAGGAACCTGAAGCGTAACCTTCTTGCCGGTTCTGGCCGCGTCAGCAACGAGTTTCCGAATGCCCAGCGTCTCAACGTCCGCCCATACTCCCGCCTCGTTCGCCCCGGCGATATTCGGGGGGTCGGGCATGTCTCCTGAATATAATCCCATGACTAAAATTCCTCCTTCAAAAACAGGTCTCTCACTTTCAAGCTGATCCTTCGCATATGTTCGTTTCCGCCGGTCAAATAAGCCACCAACATCACCAACTCGGTGATCTGGTCTCTGATGACCAACGCATAATTCTTTCTCGTCTTGTCCTTCTCCATCCAGTCGTTCGAGTCGATCCACGCATTGATGCTGGTCAGATGAAGCGGAACAAGTGTCTGTCTGTAGGTGACGAAGAACGGATTGCTTGGCAACGCCACCAACAACAACTCGGACAACTTGTACTTGTCCTCGACTGTGACTTTCTCCGGTTCATCCACCAGGTCATCAACAATTCTCGAGACGTTTGCGATGATAAACAAATAATTCCACGCATCCTGGTTTCCGTTGGATGCGAGTGCAATCGCTTCAGCGACTTTCTCGTCATACGTCATGACTCCACCCCCACACTGTTCAAGAAGCCGCCCGCGTGGATTGATCGCAGCGCGAGGTACTTGCTGTCGGTTCCCGCCTGGGCGGATTGCTTGAAATTAAACTGCAACTCCCGGAACTCCGGGTACTGGGTCATCGAGTAGTTGAAACGCTTCAAAAGCGGAGACCCGAGTGTGAACGGAATTGTGGGATGACTGACGGTTGGCGGAGAACCTAAACGAAACACTCCGCTCCCGGTCACTAGTTCATCCGCCAGGTTGGTGGTCTCGCTCCCGTCCAGAATCACGCCGATGTCCAGTATTGCGTTGGATCGATCAAACTCGAACTCGGCAAACTCCGCATCCTTCGTGGTCATCTGCTCGCCAAACGTCAACGCCCGGGTGCTCGCTTCCCACCCGGTATCGATGAACGTGGTGGTCAGTTTGTCCTGAAAATCGGTGTCCACCAGGTTGATGTCCTCAACGTAATCCTTGAACTGAAGCGGGTTGCCGACTTTGTCGAGGCTAATCAAAAACGGCTTGCCTCCGGTAAACTGCGTCACCGCATAGTCAACCGGGTTGATCGTGCTGGACGGCAGGCCGGTGGTTCCATCAATCGTAACCGTTCCGCGCCAAACACCCATCCAGGCGTTTGTGTTGGTGTTGTAGACGAGCGTTGTGTCGTTGGTCGTGCTTGATCCGGTTGGGACGCTCAGTATGTAACGCGAATTGTGCCAGATTGCAGTCGCCTTATCCGCCTGCGCCCAGTTGATCTGGTCAATCACATCCTGCACCGGGTAGCTGATCACACCCACATCGGAGGCAATCATGTTCTCCTCCATCGTGCGGCGGATCGAGCGCACACCCGACCGGCTCAAGAAAAACAAATCCTCGCCAACCTGGGTAATCGAGCCATGACTCAGGCAGCCCACCGACTGGGAAATTGTGCGGATGGTGAAGTTCGCCGTGGTGGTGGTGGTCGCCCCGCTACCGGCCACCACCGGGTTGGTGTCCACCACATAGCAACTGTTCTTGCAGAACACCACCAGGTTGAACCCGACCCAACTCGCCATGCCGGTGACCGGGTCTCCGAGGCCCACCTTGAACGGAAGATTCGTTGAGGTGTTGAAAATATCAGTCACCCCGGTTGACGTAACGTCCGGGAGAAGATCACTCACATAAATCTGATCGTCGCTCGGTTGATAGGCAAATATGCGATAACCGTTGTTCGTTAAATACTTGCTGTTTGTCGGACTCGTCCCGCCTGCCTCCTTCACCACCCACGCGGAACCCGACCATGTCACCTGGCCGATCTTGTCGTTCCCCGAGTGGGACGAAAAAAACAACTTGTCCGCAACCTGGCAGAAATCCACCTGCGCGGTGGTGCTGTTTACGCTTCCGGTGCCGATGGTGGCAACCGTTCCACCCGAATCAACTGCGTAGATGTGAGAATTCACAAACGCGACTAAAGACTCTTTTGCGTCCGTATCGAAATAGGCGAGTCCTTGGGTGTTCGTAGGTTCTCGGGTTGGAGGCTCGGACATCGCGTTAACCGCCGCAATCAAATCGGCAAACCGATGGAAACCGTGCCGGGTCTTCAGCACACCGTTCTTCTCCGCGTCCAGGTCTTTGAGAGATTCCGCCTGGCTCTCGTTGAGGAGGTTCTCGCGGAAGTTGCTTATCTGCCCACCAACGAAACTCGCTTGACGGTCGTACTGAACCGCATCGTCGAGTCCATCGTTATAGTAGACAGGCATAATTTAGAAACCAAAGTCATCTCGAGTATAGCCCATGCCGAACACATCCGGGATGAGTCTGACTTCCTTCGCACTCTGGTTGTTCTCCTGGTCACGCGCCACCTGCATCAGCGAGTTGGCCTGCTGAATCTCAAGCTGCGCCTTGCCGAATTGCCTCGACCGTTTCAACATGTCGCCGGTCGCAAAGTGAATCAGCACGTTGTCGATCCCGCTGACCATCGGGGTGTCGTAATCGCTGACCATCGGGCGAATCTTCTTCTTGCCCAACACATACAAATTGACCGGGCTACTCGCATCGTACTTCGGTCGGTCGAAAAACTTTACTCGCTGAAACTTGCTGACGTTCTCCCACTCAGGCCAAAAGAAATAGTCGCTTGTAACCGATGGATTCCGCACCTGCACATATCCGGTGGTCGTTTCCTTCGAGAGACTGTGAATTGCCGACCATGAGTTGCTCGTCTGGACGCTGCTCGCCAGTGTCACGGTCTCTTTCTGCAACGTCAGTTCCTGTCCCGATAATTCGCCAACAATCGTGATCTGCTTACCGTTGTCCGAACTGTCCGAGGACAAAAACTCAATAGCACCGTAAGCAGGATCAAAATTGATGCCTGAGCTGTCAATAACGCTAAACTGAGCAGAGTCCGCATCGGTCTTGAAGCTGTCCGGGTTGGTCATGAACTGCGTGATCAACTGGGTCGGCAACAGGTTCGCCTGGTTGTAACTCACGCCAAGAATCGTCTCGAATTGTTGCGGACAAACCATCTCGTCCGCCCAGGAGTCCGCAATCGCGGTGGCTTTTGCCCCGGTTCCCGCACCCCCGGTAAACGTCACGGTCGGCGCGGAGGTGTAATTGATCCCCGGGTTCTGGATGTAAATTTTTGTAACCGCTCCTCCGCCAATCTCACAATCAGCAGAAGCACTGCTGCCACCACCGCCAGTAAAGCCAATCGCAGGTGTGGAGGTGTATCCCGATCCGCCATTATCGAGGATGATTTGGGTTAGCCGACCGTCGAACGGCAGCGTGGTCTGCTCAACGTCCAACGTCTCACGCCACAACGCCGAGTTGATGACGTTCTCATGGTGCTGACGGATGAACTCTTTGCACCTGGCCTTGGATGTGTCATCCGTTTTGTTGACCAGATTGCAGACATACGTTGCGATGTCGGTGAGCGTCATGCGAAAATAACCAAATTGATCTGAGCGGGATTTTTTAGCCCACCAGCATAATCTCTAAACTGAACAGTAAAAGATGAACTTGTGTCGCCAGTTACTTCACAAACGCAAGCCTTCGGGGTGCTTCCGTCTATATAGTGAGCGTTTACAATTATGCAGTAATCTGTCACTGAGGTGTCCAAGTCCGTTGTGATCGGAAAAGTCACCAAACCCCGATTGCTCGCAAAGCTATATGTCGGAGCGTCCAAGTTGAAACTAGCGTTAACGGTCAGCGTCCCGGTGTCATCGGTGCCTGTTTTATTATAGGTCAACTTCGCCCAGGCTTTCGCCAGCATCGATCCGCTCTGATTGACCGTAATGACATCAGCGGCCACCGTCCCGGCAGTGCTTGGGTCTATCGCCCGTTCCTGGGTCGCCAAGCGAACCACCCCGCTGGTCGTGGTCAAAGCGGGAAGCGTCTGCATCATGTCGGTGACAGTCGCCTTCCCGAGTTTGTTCCCGGAACCGTCCGCATCGTAAACGAGGACAGTGTCGTTTGCCGGTACCACCGTGACGGTGGACTTGCCGCTGATCAGCGTGTCGGCAGCCCGAATCAGCGTTGCCGCCGAATCGGTCGCATCCATCTCCAGGTCGGTGGTGAAACTAATTGCATTGATCGAGTCGGTTGTACCGGCAAGCAACTTGTTTCCACCTAGCGAGACATCGGTCGGGTTGGCACCCGCGTTGGTCGCGTTCGCCTTGACCGTCCGCGCACCCATGTCGTTCAGCTTGCTGTTATGAACCGCGTCATCCACCAACTGATCGGTGTCCACCGACCCGGTCGCCATCTTGGCAAGCGTCACATTCGCA